TCTGCAGGAGACAACTCGGAAGAGTATGTTCTCCTGAAGTGCTCTATTGTATCCATATGGTCATTAACCAAAGGACTGTATATATTATTCATGTTACGGTGTTGGTGTTACGCCTGTAGCCCATACTGACTCAGCTATAACAAATGGTTTACCAGAAGAATAAGATGACCCTTCAAATAAAGAAATTCCACCTTGTCCGCCTCCACCATCAACGACACTTGCTTGGTGCTGTTCGTACAGCTCTAAAGCAATGTATCCCATTAACGCTTCATGTCCAACCCCAAAAAGAGGCTCGTTTTTATTTACTGCAGATACGGTCTCATTCAATGTGATCGCTCCACCGCCTGTAATGTATCCTTCTCCGTCAACAGAAGGTGCACTTGTAGGTATAGTCGCCATAATGAACTCCTTTCTAACTTATATTGGAATATCGACCATTGTTATTTGGCCTTGATATTTGGTGTAACCGGCAATTCCGGAAATCTGTGCACTAATTACAGCCGTGGTACCAGCACTTGCATTGTCAATACCATCTGCAGCATCAACAAGTCCTGCGGCAGTAGTCTTCACGCCTTCGTTTCTATATATCCAGTCAACAGGTTTTGCTGTACCGGCACCGAAGAAAGGTGAAAGACTGTGTTCTGTACCTTTTCTATAGTCTAGCATTACTGACATAGTATATCCTTTTTAGTTTTGTTTACTAGCCACAAACATAGCAATAGCTTCTTTTTCTTGAGAGCTTGCACTGTCGGTGACTTCTTTCAGCATATCAATGTCCAGCGATCCTGAGCTAAACAAGTTCTCAACTAAAGGTATTGGAAAGATATCTGTCCAGTCTTCAGCATCTATTGATGCTATCTTGTCTGTAGGTATCTCTTCATCACCTAAAGTATACACATCAGATACTACACCTGGAACTACAAGTTCCAAAATGGCTTCTTCTGCGGTCTTGTCCAGTTCATTCTCCTTGTCTAGAGATAGCACATCAAAGACAATAGAGGCAACCTTCTCTACTGAGTAGATACGCTCACCTTTCATGTCTGAGGCGACCTTCTCGTATCGAGCGTCACCTGTGTATAACTTTCGTTCATGCATAATACTGCGTGCACTAGCGGTATTGATTGTGCCATACATACCAAGGGACAACATTCTATCATCAACCTGTTCTCCAAGCTCTTCAGCCTTTTTAACAAGCTGTCTGTTAGCAACAACTAAGTCCTCTGGTGTTAATACACTCGCCACCTTCTCTAATGCACTCTTAGACATACGCAATGTATCAGAGTCTACTACCGGTAGTTTTCTCTGAGCAGGGAGCAAGAAGTCAGAAGCGTCTAATTGCTCAGGTTCCTCTGCTACCTTTTCTAATGAGCCTATCTGGACGTCTAGCCCAAACAAAGCACATGCTTCTTCACACGCTTCCTTGACAAATTCAGGAACGTCATCGTTCCCTTCAAGGTAAACACTTGAAACAAGAGCATGTGCAGGCGAATAGATAGGAAACAGCTTCTCATCTGGCCAGGCAAAAGCTTCCTTTGTTAGGTCACTTCTGCTGTCCATCGGTAGAGATGCAACTTTTTCAAGCCTGTGTGCAGCTCCATCTATCTCAGCAATCTTATCCTTGAGGACAGTCATGTTGCTGTCGTTAAGTGCGTCAACCAACATTATTGTCCCCCTCTTTAAGCATTGTCTTGAGATACTTGATAAGCAGGTGAGCAAATATCATTTTCTCTATCTTCTCTCTACAAACTCCGTCAAGCATATCAACCCCTTACTATTTTTTTGTAGGTGCTGGGACTTCTTCTACCAAGGCAGGTTTAGTATCAGCTTCTTCTTTAGTCTCTTCTGTCTTAACAGTCTCTTCTGTAGCGTCTGAAGCATCTGCTTCACTTGTTTGTGTTTCTGTGTTTTCAGTTTCGCTATCAGAGATTGTAGTCTCTTCTCCAGCGGTTGCATCATCGGTAACAACAGTGTCCTCTGCAGGAGCACCGTTGTTGGGAACATCTTCATTAGCAGCTTTAGCTGGAGCTGAAACCTCATCGAGCTTTTCAGGAGACCCAAATGCTAGTCTTTCTTCTTTGATCATGCGATCAATATAAGAAGCTTTGCGTTGAAAGTCTTTCTCTGAAACTTTCTTTGTCTTTCCAACTGCGATTTGAGTCATGCCTACGGCAATCATCTTATCGCTTAGGTTTGTTAGGTATATATCAGCTCTCATCTATAACTCCTTATGCTTCGATATCTGTGAATACACCCTTGTAAACACCTTTAGTGTTTCCAATAGCATGTGCGATATACGCTTCACTGTCCATGGTCATCATGTCACGATCAACTTCCATGTAAGAAGTGTGGTCTTGAAGGATGAAGAAGTGTCCATACATATCTTGAGGAGCGAAAGTGTAAATTTCGTTATTCTTGATGATATGAGACTTAATAGTAGTAACGATCTTCTTGTTCCAGAAGTTAGAGATGTTATCCACACCATCTTCCCAGAATTTAGAAACAACGCTATCACCAACTTCTTGCATAGTCATGTGCATAAGCTCTTGGATCAATGTTTCAGTCAATAGTACCGTTTTGTTGGCAATACGGTTACGTGTTGGCATTTGGAACAAGAACACTAAGTTAGACTTGTCTAAAGTCTCGCCATTCTTGAAGTAAACTGTTTGACCAGAGAACTCTTTGTTGCCCTGAGTAGTAAGTGAACCACCGTTAGCCTCTTTAAACGCAATTTCTTCGTCATCAAGTACCTTTTTAACTCCACCCATTACAGTCAAGTCTTCAACCTCATACATTGCTTCTGAGATACGATCTCTGAACAATTTCTTGTAATCAGTTTTTACTGTCATCATTTCCATTTTTGACTTTCTGATTTTCTCAGAAACGACTTTTTGGAAGTAAACAGTATATCTGTCTGTCTCGTGGTATCTAAACTCACCACGTCCACGTAAAGGAACAGTCATTGCACGAGCATCAACGTCTCTTTCAACCATAATTGCTGGCTGATCGGTATGCTCAGTTGGAACTAAGTCTTTTGGTGAAATATATGTAGGCTCGATAATCTTACGAGCAAACCCTTTTTCACGGATCTTGTCTTGGATAAATAGTGAGATACCCTCTGCTGCCTCTTTAACAAATTCAGGATCGCTGAATAGTCTTGATACAAACTGAGATGAACTTACTGTTGTAGATATTGCTGGTTTCATGTATTCTCCTTATTAACCAATTACGATTGCAAGCCAGTCAGTACCACGACCAACAACTTCACCAACCGAGATAGTGTTCGTACCATCAACGTGAGATAGTTTACCATCCTTTAAAGATACTTTATCGCCTGCAGCGAATGCCGTACCACCTTCGTCATATTGTTTAGTGTGAATTAACATCTCACCAAAGAACCCTTCAACAACACCACTTGGCTTCATGCGGTCTAGCATGTCTTTGTAGTGACTGTCTTCTGTTACTAAGAAGAATGATTTTTTTTCATCAGTCAGTGTAACTTTATTACCATCGTAACCCACGAACTCACCAGATTTGACTACTACACCGTCTGCTAGTTCAATTTCAAGTTTTGGCAATGCCAAGAAGTCTGGAGATACAATATGTACCGACTCTCGTCTACCAAAAACCTTTTCTGTTTGATAACCCATAATTAATTCCTTAAATTAAAGTTTTTATTCAAAGTCACTAGGTGACTCACCATTTAGGATCATGTCCAGACGTTGCTCAGCTGTTAGGTCTGAACCCATCATAGGCAAATCGTCTGCCGATGACCCAAAGCCATTCCCTCCTCTAGGAGAGAAACCATATTCCGCCTCTTTCTGCAGTGCGGTGTCTAAAGGCTCCTCTTCTTGGGGTGCGTTTTGTGCCTCTTCTAAACTGGCAATCTTGGCCAACAGTGCTGTGTTTTCTTCTGCTAGAGCAGCTTTGTCGTTAGTAAGATTTTGTATCTCTGTCGCAGCAGCTCTTAGCTTATTAGCAACTTCTTGTCTAGTGTACATAGTATTCCCTTGCATTAACGTTTATAAAATAGTAGCACATTTTGGTAAAAAAACCAATAGGTGCGTTTTTAGTAGAAAGAAACAGCGTTTCGATGATGCATATATGCGTACAATCCAAACACTATAGCATGAAGTGTATCGTCCGGCTTCATGTTACTATGAGTCCACATCTTCTTGCCTTGTTTCGTTTCCTGCTCGAACTCAGCCAGTATGTCAGCAATGAAAAATCTTGAGTCGTCATACTCAGGCATGATAAACTCAAGTTTTTTCCCTCCACTAAGTCCTTTTGGGTGGAACTTGCCTGTCAACATGCTCATTATAGTGTCAATTCCCTGAACCTTGGATAGCATGATCATATTTCGGTCCATATCATAGCTAAATCCAGCATTGCTAGATACATACATTATTTGTCTAAAACGATTATAGCCAAGTGCCTGCATCATGTCTGCATTCTGGATCATACCCATACCTGCATCGGCACCTACAATCCTACATTGAAACAGCTGGGCCGTCTTAATAAGCTCTTCTGCTTGAGTATTTGTTCCCCCAGGAGGAAATATCTTTCCCCACACCATTTCAATTTTGTTATCTTTTCTATGTCCCATAACTACAGCCACAGTTCTTGACTTGGTTAAAACACCATCTCCAGTCCAGTCAATCCCCATAAAGAAACCATGGTAACCATTCATCCACTCTCTGCTAGGAGTGTATGTCATCTTCCCTCCTGTACACAGCTCTTTCATCATCTCAAGAGTTAGAAACCTCTCAGCTGCACCATTTGGGATACCTAGCACCTCCTGGTTGAACTTCTCTGGCGTATATGTCTGATATTTATTCCAAACCTCTGACCATTTAGACTCCGTATTGTGGAACGGTAGACATATCTGAGGAATTCTAAATGCAACATAGTTTGCATCACGCTCTCCTGTCATCATCCATTCACCGTCTTGAACATAGATAGGTCTTCTGCATTTCATATTGTTGCAGACAAGACCTTCTTTGGATATGTTACGCAGGTCAAGTATATTCCATTTATTACAATGCTTACACTCAATCATACGCTCCATCTTTGTGGACTGCTCCCATATTACGCCTGTAGTATTCTCTAAGCTCTTTGCAGTACCAGCATATGTAATTATAGGATCCTTTGATGATGTCGTTACCTCTTCAATCGCTGGGAGTATGTCGTAGTCTATGTCTTGTGCCTCGTCAATATATAGGTCATCCGCAGATTTACCACGGACACGAATTGGATCCATTCCTGTAATAGAAGCATATGTAAGCTCAATATAGCTACCCAAAATATTCTTCTTGAAGAATACATCATTTTGAGCATCTTTTCCTGTGAACGCAGCCTTAAACTGAGGTGTTTCGTCAATCATCTTCTGAAGTTTGGTCTTAGAGAAGGACTTAGTTTGAGACTCAAGAGGGGCGACATATAGAGACCTGTTTTGGCGTCTAACTATTGATTTGGTAGCAAGCTTAGCTGCTAAGTATACGGTCTTCCCAACCTGTCTACCTGCCGTAATCATCATTTTACGTTCATCTACTTCATATGGGAGTCTAAAGGCATCATATGCCTGAAAATCCATCTTCGCACCATCAATGCG